CGATCAAACTCACTCGCACGATGCTCGACAAGCACATCATCGACGCCAACGCGTCGGTGAGGTCTTGGGCGCTCGACGCCTACGGCATCGACTACGCAAGCCTTCGCGAGAAGGTCGAGGTCAACGCTTACGTCAACGGCGTTGCCACCAAGGTTCGCTTCTACGTCACAGCCAGAGGCGACCGCAGAGTGTCGATCAAAGACGTCAAGCGCATCGCAAGCGTCGGCGACACCGTCACCCTCACAAAAGAGACACCCTTGACACCCTGTATAGCACGTTATACATACGAGGTGTCGGAAGGTGTCCTCGCGCGGCACGCGCTTCCCCCTAAAAGGGGTTATCAGGTGGGGCAGAATGCCTCGAATTTCAAACCGAAACCAATCACGGAGGAGACGTGATGAGAAACCTCAAAATCATACGACAAGCGATGGACTTGCCGTTCGCCGAGCAGCGCAAACTCTTGCGCAATATGGCGAGCGACGACCTCAAGTTGCACTCGCACAGCATACGCGAAGCCATTCACAAAGCTGACTGGTCGTGCCGTCCATCGTGGGCGGCATTGCGTGACGCAATGAGCATCCAGACGCTCACAGGCATCGTCGCAGGCCAGATCAACGTCTACGACGTCGTCGATGCTCTCGCAGACCAGAGCAAGTGCTACCCGAAACCGACCACCAAGTCGGGCTACGACATCGGTCGTCCCTTGCACTTCGACGACGACAAATACGGCGAAATCATACGCGCAGCAGCAGAAGAGGAGGACGCGCCCGAAATGAACCTATCCGAACTTATCGCAATCATCGACCACGTCACATTCCACACGAAGATGCCCCTGACGATCATCAAGGACGCCATGCGTGAGGTCACAGACGTGAAGCTCGGCAAGCTCGAAGCCGCACTCGACGCCATTCGCGTGCGTGACGAGAACCCGACCGAGCCACCGTATCTGTCGACCGCACATACGCAAGAGGCCAGAGCGATTGCCGACCGCATCCATGAGGTGCAGGAGAGCGACGAGATGTACGGCGACGAACCGACACCAACGCCAAGCAGCAAGCGACCAGACGCAGGCGAGGCCAAGATGATCGACGCCATGCTGTCTGCCGCATCGCTGCCGAGCATCAACACCATGCTCGACCAGATCGACACGCTGACACGCGACCTCGCAGAAGCATCAGCCAAGGCCAAGGCTGCGGTCATGCCGAGTGTGCCGACCGAGATCGAGTTCACGCCAGACGGCAAGCTGCCCACAGGCAAGGTCACGATTGCCAAGGCGTATGAGGTGTTCGGCCTCACGTCTGCGGGTGCCAAGAAGACGCTGAACTTCGACGTGCCAGTGTGGCAGTGGGATGCACCGCATCCGCATGTGCCAGTGCGTGACCCCAACTACATCTTCCGTCCGTTCGAGTTGTTCCGTGTGCTGTACGCCATCATCACCAACCAACGCTGCTACTTGCACGGTCACACAGGCACAGGCAAGACGACGCTCGTGGAGCAAGTTGCTGCCATGCTGAACTGGCCTGTCATGCGCGTCAACTTCGACAGCGAGATCACACGCATGGACCTCATCGGTCGTGACGTCTTGTCGTCTGAGGACGGTGCCACCACATCCACGTTCGTTGACGGTATCTTGCCGCAGATGATGTCGGGGCCATACATCGGCATCTTCGACGAGATCGACTTCGTCAGACCAGACGTCGCCTACGTTATGCAGCGTGCGTTTGAGGGCAACGGCCTCATGCTGACCGAGGATGGCGGTCGCATCGTCAATCCGCACAAGATGTTCCGCATGTTCGCCACAGGCAACACCGTGGGCCAAGGTGATGAGTTCGGCATGTATCAGGGTGCCAGACCGCAGTCGATGGCATTGCTCGACCGCTTCACCGTGTGGGTCAAGGTTGAGTACATGGCCGCAAGCGACAGAGCCAAGCTGATTGAGAGCAATGCGCCCACGCTCAACGGCGACTTGCTCAGTCGTGTCAACCAGTACGTTGGCGAACACCTCGAAGCGTTCACGTCTGCCAAGGTGCTGCAACCGATCAGCCCACGCACATTCCTCGCCTTTGCCAGAGCAGTCGAGACGTTCTCGACCATGGGCATGAAAGACGCCACCAAGCAAGCGCTTGAGGCAACCATTCTCGACAGAGCCAGTGTGCAGGATCGTGCCGTGCTTAACGGCCTTGCAACTCGCGTATTCTCATAAGGAGCCGACCATGAAGGGTAACATATTCGCCAACGAACTGACCAAAACATCAAGCGTTTTCGGTCGCAAGAAATCAGTCGAAGTCGTCTTCCAAGGTGACGGCGCAGCCACAGACGGCAGCAAAATCATACTTCCTGCACTCAACCTGCGCGGTGACGTGAGCGAGGAAGACGCAGCCATCATGCGTGGGTACGTCGACCATGAGGCAGGGCATGTGCGTCACACAGACTTCGACGTGTTGCGCAAGAACGCAGACAAGCTGAAGGGCAACAAGCTGCTGCACTCATGTGCCAACGCACTCGAAGACGTGTGGTTGGAGAAGCGCGTCATCTCTGAGTACGGCGGAGCCGAGAAGAACATCAGAGCCACGAGTGATGCGGTCAACAAGGAGTTCCTACGCGAGATCAAGCGCAGCGACCCACGTCTGCAAGACCCAGTGTTCATTGGGCCAGTCGCAGCCACATGGATTGGTCGTGAGGGCTACGGCGGCGAGACACAGCAGAAATGTATCGACCTGCTCGACGGCGATCTTGAGGCCATGCTTCGCGGTTACGTCGAGCGTCTTGATGAGTGTGACAGCAGTTCAGACGTCTTCGCGCTGGCCGAGGAGATGGAAGCTGCGCTGCGTCGTGAGCGTGATGAACGCGAAGAACCAGAGAAAGGAGACAGCGGAGATGAGCAACAAGACGGAGAGACAGGGACGCCTGACGGCGAGGTGGGCGACGCCGAACGGGGTGGACATGGAGACGACGTGGACGGGACCGATCAGCCAGAGGGAAGCGATGTTTCAGAAGGCGACAAACCTGATGATGGCGACAGGGAACACACAGACACCGCAGATGAGCCTCGTGTGGATGACGTTTACGAAGACTTTGGACTAGAGAAAGCACTTGAGAAGCTCGCACGCAGGGTCAAGGGCAAGAGTGGTGAGCGGTACACACCGTTCTCGACTGCCTATGACATGTGGTTCCACCGCTCAGACGAGCCAAACAAATACCCAGGTGGCGAGCATAGCAACAAGGGGTTTCACATTCTCGCGCAGGGCAAGGCCGAGACGTATGACAGGGTGCTTGCGGAGATGAGCGGCACCATCAACATGCTCAGACGTAAGTTGGAGCGTGCGCTGATTGCCAAGCAGACGCGTGACTGGGATGTGGCCAAGGAGCATGGTCGTCTTGACACCAAGCGTCTGACCGCTGCGGTTGCGGGTCGTCCGAATGTGTTCAAGGTGCGCACCGACAGGCAGGAGATGGACACGGCAGTGACGTTGCTCATCGACCTGAGTGGTTCGATGACACGCAGCAAGCGCATACAGACGGCACGCCAGTGTGCCATTGCGATTGCCGAGGCGGTGGATCGTACAGGCATCAAGTACGAGATACTGGGCTTCGACAACCAGTTTGGTGCGATGTGGAGTGCCGAGTACAGGAAAGCCTACCGTGCCAAGTCAGGTTCGTACAACAGGACAGAGCCGCTGCGCATGTCTGTGTTCAAGCACTTTGAGGAGCGTCTGTTCGAGGCCAAGGGGGCTATCGGCAGCATCGTTGCGATGGCAGACGGTAACAATGCGGATGGCGAGGCAGTGCTTCACGCATACGACAGACTGAGTGCGCGTCCTGAGAAGCGCAAGGTGATGATGGTTCTGTCAGACGGATGGCCTGCGGCTGACGGCTATGGCCACGAGCAGCATCTGTTGGAGGTGTGCCGTGGCATCGAGGCGTCAGACGTCGAGCTTGTGGGCATCGGTATTCAGAGCGATGCGGTCGAGCGTTTCTATTCCAAGCACGTCGTCGTGAACGACATCAAAGACCTTGAAGGCGAGGTGATGAACCAGTTGTCCAAGCTGCTGCTTGGAGAGCGCGTGACGTTGGATCACACCAAGCATGCGGTATAGGCCGCGCATCAGGAAGTGGACAGTGAGAGCCGAGTGGATGCGTCTGCATCCACGCAAGGACATGAAGTTCTGGATGGCAGTGTCCAAGCGAGTGCGTGAACGCAATGTGCGCCACGCAGATTTATCAACCATCAAAGCCATATGTGAGGAGTTAGACATATGAACATATTCTTTTTGCACGACGATCCCGATCAGGCTGCGCGTTACTATGCGGACAAGCACGTCGGGAAGATACTTATTGAGTGTTGCCAGATGATGTCCACGTCGGCCCGTGATTACGGGTTCGTCGGCGGGTATGGCGACACGCATGTCAGTCACCCCATGACCTTGTGGGTGGGTGCCAGTCGGTCGCATTACGAGTGGTGTTGGGACCATGCGGTTGCGTTGGCCGATGAGTGGATCAAACGGTACGGAAAAGCGCACGGTTCGATGCAGTTGCTGCCAAGTCTTGGGCTTGCGTCGCGTCTGATACCTGAGAATGGTTGGCGCAATCCGCCACGCTGCATCCCAGACGAGTACAAGGTTCCGTATGACGAGCATCACGGTGACACGTCGTGTCACGTTGCTTCGTATCGTTGGTACTACGCATGCGACAAGCGTCACCTGCACAAGTGGACCAAGCGTGACAAGCCAGAGTGGTTGGCAGACTACGAGGTGGCAGCATGAGCCAGAGCATCAAGCACAAGTGGTGGATGTACCACAAAGATAACCCGCACATTTACGAATTGTTCAAGCGCTTCACGTTTGAGGTGATTGCCAGAGGGCATGAGCAATACAGCAGCAAGGCAATCTTCGAGCGCATCAGATGGCACACAGACGTCGAGACGTCTGGTGAGGAGTTCAAGATGTCCAACAATTACACGCCGTATTATGCGCGGCTGTTCATGTGGGAGTTCCCCAAACATCAGGGGTTCTTTCGCACACAAACCCTACCAGAGGAGAGAGAGTATGACCAAGCAAGCTAAAGATGTCGTCAACACAATCACACGATCCAAGCTATCGGATTACGGTGTGACCGAGAAGCGTGAGGCACCGACCGCCAAGACGATTGCCCCACGCAAGACGTATACACAGAAGTATACACCAAAGCCTGCCACGTCTTATGCGGACTATGCCAAGCGTGTGCCTGCCATACAGACGCCGAGCGCATTGAGCAAGGCCAAGGTGGATGGGAAGCTGATGGCTCTGCGCGAGTTGCCGTGGCCAGAGGACACGGCCAGATACTCGCGCTCTGATTACGAGCGTCTGGTGAGTGTGCTTGCAGACTACGTCTTGGACGTGACTGAGGGTGCGGGTCTCATCAATCAGGGGACTGCGGGGACAGCGCTGCGGGATGCGTTGTCTGCGCTGTTGCCAGACCACTTCAAACATCTTGATCCGCACGACGGCAAGTATCGGGTCATCAGCGTGGAGGACAAGTGATGAGCGACCTGTTCAACTTGGTGGTTGCCGCTTGCGGCGACCCCAAGCGTGGGTTCTGGCACAAGGATGTGAAGAGCCAAACGATTAAGAAACACATTGCAGCAACGGCACGCACCACGCGTGCCGATTTGCTTGGAGCGCAGAAGTTTATCGTGTGCGACAGTCTTTTGCAGCATGCGGTTACGGCCAGTCTTGCGCCACCGCAGACGTTGCTCGACATGTTCGAGGTTGGTGTGCCGCCATTCGACAACATGTGGATTGAGTGGGACGACAAGAAGCGTATTCCCATGTTGTTCGAAACGATGGACGAGTTGGGATGGGAACGAGGCGAAGACCCTGCGCCAGAGGCATGGCAAGACACGATTGGTCTGCACATCAGACGCAGCAGGGACAAGGGCATCAACAACTACGACGTGGAGCAGTTTTGTTTCATCGAGAACCCAGACGGCAAGGGCGGGAAGATCGCAATGCCTTCGTTCTCTGTGCAGTTTTGTCCCGACGCGCCCATTTTGTATGAGCCAGAGCGTCTGGTCTCTACGGTGGGTCAGAAGAGTGAAGAAAGTTTGATGCGAGCCAATCAACACATCCATGGCGAGCGTCTGATAAGTCCGACCTACGTTCACAATCATGGTGGCAAGCGCACAAAGCGTATGACTGACGTCTTCGAACGCACGTTGCTGACGTTGGGTAACTTTGGTGGGGCGCACCTGCTCGACTGGGTTGCGGCGACACGCAGTTCGTCTGCGAGTGCCAGAGATGAAGCTGAAAAGTTTTTACAACAAGAGCGCAACAGTTCCATTGACATGTGGGTTGGCGACTTGCGCTTCCTGATTGCCGTGCTTGCACTGGTTAATTACCCGCACACGGTCATCGAGCGGAAGATGGAGAAGGGCATCAGACGCGTGGCGTTTGGTCGGCCTGTGCCACGCAATGAGTTGCGTCTACTGGAGATTGATCTGCCAAAGCCAAGAGGGACGACGAGGTACGAGCGCATGTTCAAGGGTGGCGGCGGCAAGAAGCGTCGGCACGTCAGACGTGGGCATTGGCGTCGGTACAGACGCAAGGACGGCACCGTGGTTACGCGGTGGATTGAAGAGCAATGGGTGGGCAGCGCCGAGGTCGGCACGATTGTCCACGACTACGAATTGAAAAGCAAAGGAGCGAAGTGATGGAAGCTGTGAATATTGTGATGCGCCTGTTCAAGGCCATGGATGAAGACGAGAAGAAGGAAGTCGTCTTGCAGATCGGGAACGAGTTGGATGGGTCTGGTCTGGCAGACAAGTGGGAGGCGGGAAAGTCGACTACATCGCCCAAGAAGAAACGTCGGGGAAGTTACAAGCCATACTGGATGAAGCGTGTCGATGGTGTGGACAAGAGCAAGCGTGGCATGGATCAGCTTGCAGGTGGTTGGGTCAGCCAGAAAGAGATACCTGAGTTGAAAGATGGTCAGGTTGTTTTGGTTGGCATCAAGGGTGGCCAATACTGCGTGTGTACTGTTGAGGGTTGGTCATCAGAGTTTGACTTCGAGGACACCAAGGGAAACGAGCATAGAGTGGATGGCATTTGCTTGAGATCACGTCACAATGAGTTCAAAGATGCGGTCAACGCATGCGAGAAGTTGATGGATTTTTAACACCCACAAACACCTTGACATATCTCGATATGTGTATAACGTATTATACAGGTGGCATAGGGTGTGCCACCTTTAACATGAGGAGCGACATGAGACACGAGGCGTATAGTTCGTCCGAGTGTGGGTTATCAGTGACCAACTGGTGCTGCCCGCCCTGCGGACCACCATGTTCCCGTGATGAGAGAAGAATAACTATAACTACTCAGGGAAATAGGGACTTACATGACAACACAACTGGATCGGATCGAGTGGAAGCTCGACCAAATACTTGGTGCGCTTATGGCGAAAGCCTACGACGCATCTACAGACGCCGAAGCCTTGGCTTCGGCAACAAAGGCGACCCTAATGGAAAGTGTGCTGCATAAGTTCACTACGAAGCAGCACGTCGCATTGCAAATGCTGATGCGAGGGGCTGATAACCAAGAAATTGCAGACAGGATGGTTGTGAGCATCAACACGGCCAAGGTGCATGTGAGGGGGATGTTCAGAAAACTGAATGTTAATTCACGCGCACAACTTATCCATCGTCTGCATAGAGAGTTCGACGAGATTGATGACAACGGATACATGATGATGACAGGTGGGCTGCCCAAAGACTGGGACGCAAACTTTGTTGAGCCTGATCCGTTCGCTCGTTTGTATGCGGAGAAGAGGAATGACACTACGACTGACGCTGCGTAATGATGTTTGGCAAGTAAGTGGGACTGTGGTCACGCCAACTGGTGGTCGACTACGCGTCCGTAAAAGCACTGGGTTTGGTCGGAGTATGAAGCCACATGCGCAAGAAGCCATGGGGCGGATACTCAAGGATGCGTTGGATGGACGTCTTGAAAAGGGCGCGACTTCCAGTGTGTCTGTGGGACAGGCGATTAGGCTGTTCTTGGATAGGCCAAGCAAGGTCGGGGAGACAGATGTAAATATCATGGGGCGCTTTGATGCGGCCCATGGCAAGACACGTCTGGAGGCGCTGACTGTTGCTGATGTTATGTTGTGGGTGAATAGTCGTGGTAACAAAGCGTCGACCGTGAAGCGGGAGATCAACAGCATTATGGCCATGCTGAACCATGCCAAGGACATGGGACTGGATGCGCCAGACTTGCGGTTGAAGAAGCCGAAGGTCGACGACAGCCGCACACGTTGGCTTGACGAGGATGAGAGAGATACGCTCATCGAATGTTGCGAGCCAGAAATAGAAGGATTGGTCACGTTCCTGTTTTTTACAGGGGCGAGACTTGGCGAGGCGTTCCGTGTGGAGTGGTCTGACATCATAGATGGCAAGGCCACTTTTGGGACGCGCAAGGGGACGTCAGGCAAGACGCGGTTCAGAGCCGTGCCGTTGGTCGACGACGTCACCAAAGCCATGGGAAGAAGAGGTACAGGACTGGTCTTCCCGAACCCCGCAGGGGGTCAGTGGCATAGAGATGGTTTCTATGACTATTTCTACAGAGCCACGAGACGTGCAGCCATTGAAGACTTTAGGCCGCACGACATGCGCCATACCTTTGCATCGTTACTGGTGCAGAGGGGCGCTTCGCTAAGAGCGGTGGCTGACTTGCTTGGCCACAGTTCACTGTCAATGGTGATGCGTTACAGTCATCTTGCGCCATCACACCTTGAGGATACGATAGGTCTTCTAGGTGTGCGTGGCACATAAGTGACACACGCGTTTGTGACAAGGGAGAAATGGTGCTGTGTGCGAGGATTGAACTCGCGACCTCATCCTTACCAAGGATGCGCTCTACCACTGAGCTAACACAGCATTTTTGTTCGTGCCACAGTACCCTTACCAAGGGACTGATGACACACTTCCTTGTCACATTGACACACCCAGTCTCGCCTTGAGACACAGGGGTTGTTGAACTATTGACACCCAATTTTAGAGAGGGGTGTCTTGTGACACACGTCTGGCACAAATGATGAAGTATTTACAGACGTCACAGACACCTGTAGTGTCAACAATACAAATGATGGAGAGCATCAGTGAGTAATGTAATTAAGGTTAATTTCCAAGTCGTGGCCAACGAAGAAGACTTGGACGAGATGGACAGCATCTTGGATCAGTTGATCGAAGCCACGCAGCAAAGAAGCGACCGAAGCAAGTCGCCATTCGTTAAGCAAAATATGAACGAGATATTAGATGCGCTCATTGATTGTCGTGTCGACATTCAAGAAACTAAAGAGGAGATAAACAATGTCTGAAGAGCAAAAGCAAGAACCGCAAACAGTACACGTCGGTGATTTGTACATCGTGAAAAATGGAGATCAGATACTAGGTGTTGAGACCCTGTTCACAGAGAACGTCTTGAACAAGCAAGGTGCTGTGTTGGTGTTGGACAACTTGAAAGGTGCATTGAATAGCACTGGTTGGACTATGAACACCGTAATGAGAGTGCAAAATCGGGAGCAGGGCGATGCACAGACTAACACAGAGACAAGTGAAGACAGCGATACTGGTGCTGAAAGCACTGGAAAAAAGCGAAAAGCAAAAGCTGACACTTAAAGACTTGAGCAACGAGACAGAGATGACATCGTCGACCTTGTCTCATTACCTCAAGACGTTGGATCATGTCGGTATTGTGGAGAAGCATAGGCAAGGGGTCAGCATTGGCCCCAAAGCACAGAAGTACATGATCGCATGGCTTGGAGAACAAGCATGAAGCCTTGGGAAGATGAAGACACGAAGCTGTTAGAGCAGATTGTCAGACAGGCTGATGTGATCGCGAAGGATGCGCAGCGTCAGCCATACCGAGGCACAATCAAACAGAGGGCCGAAGGCATCGCGCATGTTGCGCGTCTTGTTTTGGAAAGACGGGATAAGCGTTAGGCTTCCGAGAAAGTTCTTGGACAAATGAAATCAGGGGGGACAGCGTAGACTTTTCTGTCCTCCCATTTTTGTTCCTTGTGCGTCTTGTAGTGGCAGTATTGCACGAGGACACTGCCATATTCTGGCAGGTAGACTTGAGAGAACGTGATTAAGATGAGATACCACGTCATCTGTTCACCCACCAGTTCAATCCCCAGATCATTCCTGATGTTCCTGTAAGGAAAAAGACGACACCTATGCCAATAGAGATGTACCAGAATATCTGGTCACGTCTGGCGGCGGCTGCTTCGAGTGCTTTCTTTTGTCTGGCGCGTGCTGCCGCCTGTTCAGCGACGACCATGTCCCACATTCCAGGGGGGCCATACAACATGCAGATGGAACGGAGTTGGTCTTGCGCTTCCTTGTGCTTGATCTTTGCTTGCGCGATAGCAAAGCCCTCTTCCTCAGACGAGGTCAGACGTCCGAGCGGACCCTTATGTCTGCCCTTCTCAGCCAGATGGATGTCAGCTTCCAGTTGGGCGAGCTTGCCGAACTGCGGCATCAGAGAGCCGACGTCTTTTCCTGCCTTGATACCGCTGCTAATACTGCCCGCTACTGTTGAGACTGCACTGGCAAGAGCCAATACCTCTATCATTGTAAACACTTCCGCTTGTTAAAGACTGGTGAAGTGAAGTCAGGTGAGGGTCAGGTGGGTATAGGATAACAAACGTCTGGGTTGCAGTCGTCCTAGACGCCCATCAGATAGTGAGCGAATGACTGGGCTTGTGGTACGTTGGCTGTGAGTTGTTGCAGCAAGACTTGTTGGGGGCCAGAGAGTTGGTTTACGAAGGTCTGGTCGCCGTTCATGTACTCTTGGGCATAGTTTCCAAAGCGCGTGTTGGTAAACCACTGGTCGAAGCCACGGGCTTCTCCCTGTTCCAACTGCGCTTTGTAGTAGAGTTGTTTTTCCATCATGCGCTGTTGGGGTGTCATCGAGAAGATAAATTCTTGGGCTGCGCGATAGGCTTCACGACGTTGGGCTTCGTTAGCTGCGTCGGTGATGCTGCTGTCAATCTTTTTTTCGCCAGACGCGCCCGCCACGGGCGCGGATGGGCCATCGTTCATTTCGTTTGATGCTGCTTCGTTCTGCTTGTCTGGGTCAAAGTCGACCGCTTCAGCCACGGCTGCGTCGATTGCTGATGCGAGTTCCGTTGGTTGCGGTTTCTCGTTGCCGAGCAGGGCCAATGCTTTTGCACGGTGATCGCCCATCTGGTTCTCGACCTTGTCGCGGACAGTGCCAGACGCTCCGCCTGCTGCTGCGTCTGTGTAGTTGTAATTGTTGGGGCCACCAGTGTTGATGATCGAGTACAGGTCGAGGATGCCCATGCCCTCTTGATAGCCGTTGGATCGCAGGTAGTTTACGATAGCTCCGTCTGCGCCAAGCTGGGAGGTGAGGGCGGCTTCGGATGTGGTGAAGTCTGCGCCATACTGTTGGGCTTGTGGTTCGCCGAACTGGATAAAGCCACGGTGCGTTCCCCACTTGGTGGTTGGGCCAGACTGCATGGGGTCAAAGGTGCCGCCTGTCTCGTATGAGATGACGGTGGCCAAGTCTACTGGGTTAGCGCCAAGGGCTGACGCTGTTTCGGTGATGAGGGTTGCGAGGTCTTTGCCTTCGAGGTTCGATGAGAAGCCCATTACTTCTTGCCTTTTTTCCAACTGATGCGCTTGGAACTTGTCTTCTTACGCGCGGCTGATGTGCATTGCGCTCTGGTTGGACGGCAGGCGGGATAAGACTTGCGCTTCTCACCCTTCTTGCGACCGCAAGGTTTGCCCGTCTTGCAGTCGATCCATCCTTTGCCACCGTTCTGACTGAACCATTTGCGCAGATCGCTCATTTCTTTTTACTCTTGTTTCCCCAGTTTTTAGCGCCGACCTTACGGCACTTGACGAGTGCGCCAGACGCATAAGCAGAAGGCCAGACTTTGTAGCGAGCCTTGACCTTGCTGTAGCACGCGTCTTTTTTGGCAGCCTTCTTCTTCTTTGCTGGCATTAGCGGCGGCCTCTTGCCAAGACTTGCTGCGCCATCATCATTGCCTTCTTGCGCTGGGCAGGGTTCATCCTAGCCATCATCATTTGCGCTTGGCGTGGACTGATCTTCGGACCTGCGCCACGACGCATTGGTTTTTTACGACCCATCATTTGGACTTACTCCTTTTGTTGTTGGCCAAGACGCAGGGACAGGTGTCGTGCTGCATGTTGGCTGACTTGGTCTTGCGACCAACTGTTTTGACTTGACGTGACTTCATCTGCGCATCGACTTCTGGCGGCCTGTGTAGACTGGGCTGCGGGAAAGGGATGAGCCGAACTGTGAAGATACGTTCGAAGCGTTTTGAAATGGATTGCCGCCCATCACTGGTCTGTTGCGGCTAGACATCGCGCTCGTTCCGAACACGACGCCTCTGTCTTTACGAACACGGGCCATAGTTTTCTCCTAATTTACCGTTTCTTCTTCTTGGTAGAAGAAGGCTTTTTGCGAACCGATTTTTTCATTCCACGCATAATAAATCTCCTGTCGGTGGTTGATGTATGACATGTCCTCTGGTGAGAACGCGTCGTAATAACTTGTGCGACGAAGTTTGTCGGACGCCTCCACCAGATGTTCCAATGATTGCACAAGAATGAGTGCGTAGTCGTCCTCTACGAGGCCATCGAACTCTGGGGTCATGGTGTTTTCTTCACTGTCTGGGTGGAAGCCCATGAGCCAGACGCCAAAATGGTTTTCGTTTTGGTGGTCGATGCACTTCTGAAACTCGTCTGCTGTTAGCTCGTCGTAGTCTAGCCATGCGCAGACGTGGATCATCGGAGAGAACGGGTCGATAGAATTTTTTATGTCGAGTATGACGTCGATGTCATAGATGACGTGAAGCATGACGTTGTTTTGCGCCCACGCCGCCCGTGCAAACGGGCAGGCGGGGAGGCCACCGAAGGCTTCGAGAGGTGTCTCGACGATCTCGGTTGACCACTTGAAGATTTCGTCTGCTATGTCTTTGGGGTCTGTCATCAGCACTTCCAACGTCTGCGTGCTGCGCAGATGCGTTTCTTCGGTGTCTTGGAGCAACTGATGTTGTGCATCTTCATCTGGCCAGCGGAGCGAGAACAGTAAGACTTCTTGCGAGAACCGCCAGATGGTTGGGGGGCTTTGAGTTTGGAGCCACAGGCTTTGTTGTACTTGGCCCTGCCCTTTGCAGTAAGCCCCGCGCCCTGCGATGCAGGCTTCTTCTCACCCTTCTTGACAGAAAGGGAGACGTTACATCTTTTCTTCTTCTTTGCTGCCATGATAACCTCGCTAGTTTCTTGAGGATTATGGCAGGTCAGACGCTACTGGTCGTCCTTCGTGTACCCGTTCAACACGAGGTAACAGCGGTACAACTTCAACAGATCGTCAAGTCTGAGGAGGCAGAGACTTTCGCCAGTCTTCATTCTTGAACGTCTGTTTACGACGAGTGGCATGCACATGCTATTCGTCTTGCTGATGTTGGTTTCTGCTTGCCTCAGAGCATCGTGAAAGTTCAGACGCTCCACTCTCTTGGCTTCTACGAACAGTGCTGGTGTGCCGATGAGGTCTGCTGTCCCGTGCATACCGACTTTACCACCACCAGATAAAGGTGCGCGTGAGCAGTTCAGCCCAGTGGCGTCGTTGATGTATGCAGCTAGTTCCCTCTCATATGCGTCACCCTTACGCTTATGCGCTTTTGTCATTCAGTATATCCCATTCCTTTTCGGCAAGTGGTGCAGAAGTACCAGAAACGCGGACGCTCTTCTTCCTCTCCACACGACATGCAGGGGCGTGTCCATAGCTTGGATTTGTCGATAGTGCGGACCTGATACTTGGCTCCGTCAAATTCCTGAAGACCCTCTCGAACGAGGATACGCTTCAGGGTGTCGACACAACATCCAATTCGTTGCGCCATGTCAGGGTAAGAGTAATCGTAATGGTTTTCTTTGAGCCAATTCAGGTCCGCGTCTGAGACGTGAACCATTTTCGGCATAATATTTCCTTGTCGCACAGTTATTATGTGTCGAATGTATAACCAATGTTACGATAAATCAACACCCACAGGTGTTAAAGGTGTTGACTTTCCAGTCAGAAAAGTTAAAATCGTCGCGAGACGTTAGGCCGAGACAGGCACGGCAGTGCCTGCCTCGGTCGTGAAACGATAGCAACGTCGAGGTGACAACGTCACACGCCTAGACGATTTTAATTCTGAGAAAATATGGCAACTAAGAAAGAAATTGCAGCAGATAAGCTGCGTTACGAAGAACTTATGAGACAAAAACTTGTCGACGAGAACCGTCGCAAGTACCCAGAAATTGCTGAGTTAGTCGATAGAGTTCGGGAGCATTTCCCAAAAGCGAAGGTGACGTCAGTGCGCCACCTTACGCTTGAGGAAATAGAAGCTAGGAAGAAGTATCGTGAAGTTCGAGCCAGTCACGGACCAACCGTAGAGGTCGATGCAACTTATCAGAAATAGCCATGGGCGAATGACCCTCCAAGGCCATGTCTTTCGCACGCTGCTTTGTTGACTTGCTGCTTACCACAATCTTCTCGTCTGTTGTGTTGTGCGCAGCGTAACCAATCCACTGCACACGGTCGTGTAAGTCTGTCCATTCACGCACCTTACCGTACCTAATCTCCATCACCATGTAGAGCCGATACTCAGGCGGCAGCTTGCTCTCCAGCAAAGGCCAGACTGGCATGTCGTAGTTCGCATCGTATAAGCCAGCGTTTTGTTTTGCTGTCTCTTCGTCTTTGAATACTTGAGCTACCCTGATCTGCGTCTCCAAGACGGTCAACTGGTTTGTTGAGCCAGCTTCCCTGCCGACGCCACTCTCAGACGGCTTGTTGCTGTGGTGAATAAGGATGACGGCAAGGCCAGAGTTGCGCAATGTTACCGCCAGCTTGTTTACTTTTGCCCACTCGTCTGCCGAGTTCTCTGCCATCCCTGGGTATGCCGAGCGGATGGTGTCGATGACGACGACGTCTGGGCCAGCAAACTTTATCCATTCCTGTAGATCGAGAAGACCTTCTCGCGTCTGCAAGTCTATCTCTCTGCCCTCGATGAATGGTGTCCAGATGTTCAGCCTGTCTTGGGTATCGCCGTGCATCTGACGCAACTCCATCAGACGTCTGGCGATAGTTGCCATGCCCATCTCGAAGTCTAAGTATAGCACTCGTGCAGGTCTGCCGATTTCAAAGGGGCCAAAATACTTCCGACCAGCGCAGAGTGCGCTGACTGCATGCTGAACGAAAAGTGATTTGCCATGTCCTGAGTAACCGAAGACCTGCACGATTGTATTAGCAGGAAGCCACGGTTCTATCAAATAGGTTTTCGCGTCTGCCTCTTCTAAAAGTTGCTCGGCATCCCGCATTTGTATCAGCTTCTTTGCCTTCTTCTCTTCCTTCTTGGGCATAAGGTCGCGGCTGTATATATAGTTGCCCTTGTCGTCGAAGCGTTCTGGATGGTTGCGCTTCTCAGCTTGCTCCATCGACTGCACTGTGGCCTCGAACTCACGCTCATCAAGGTTGTCTTCAAAGAACTCATTCATAAACGCAAAGCCACGCACTCGTAACTCTGGTCCATAGAACCCTTCGAGTATGCTCTCGCTGATGTAGCGCATCACTCGTTCGTTGCGTCCGTTGCTCATGCCAGACGGTATCTTCTTGGTGGTTGGGAAATGCTCAAGCACATACTTTGCTGTGCGATCCCACTCACTGATAAACTCGTCTGGATGTATGGGGTCTATCGAAGACAGGTCGAGCTTGGAGAAAGTGAAGTCTGCTGTCAGACGTTCTTCTTTCAGCTTGGGCTGCCAGTCACGCCACATAGGCATCTCGTCCCAGTCCATGTAAGGTGGGACTGTCCATTCGTAATTGTTCGATGGGGGAAGCAGCGCATAGCTGCCGTCACCTCTGAAGTCTAAGCCATTTATCTTTGGCCAGTCTGAACCTCTGCTGTTTACGCCAGCCCGTGGGCCACGACGTATGCCATCCTTGGGATGTTCAAAGTAAAGGTGAAGACCGCGCTTGGTCTTCACCCTTATAGGACTTTGCATACCCGCTTCTTGGGCAGCGTCCACGGCTTCCTCGTTGTCACAATCGACAACAACGATGCCGCTTATCTCACCTGTAATCACCGCGATGTCATAGTCTGGCCACTTGGTCCACCAGTCTACGACCTCTTCCTCAGTTGGATGCCTTGTCTGAAAATCAGCCCACTTTATTGCAGGTCTTTTGTCACCCTTGATTGGGATAACGGCCCAGCCGCGATCCAAATACTCAAGAGCGGCCTCCATTTTTGTCTTGGTCATCGTCCACCTCGTGAAAGTAAAAGTCTAAGTTAATGTCAGGGTTGGCAGATTTTATTTTCTCCAAGACGGAACTCGAAACGTAGTTGCGTTTAACCCATCCATACGGGGCTGTGCGCACTACGCCAGCAATCTCAGCAACCTTGGCTGCTCCACCAAGATCAGAGATCAATGCCGATATGTTCAATCGCGAAGTCAATTTTTCTACTCCATTTAGTTGACACCTTGTATTATATATACTACACCTTGAGGTGTGACAAGACACCAAACGATATTGTAGCTGGTAAGTCACAGGAGGATACAATGATTGAAAGCGATGAGTGGGATGTCTTTGATAGTATAGGGAAGAAGACGCCCAAACCTTCCGAGCGAAGTAAAACATTAGAGGATTTAGCAAAGCAACACCTTGAGGTGTCAAATCAGCTAGAGGCTCTGACTATTCTCATAGCACAGTTGGAAACAGAAATCGCGCACGTCTTCCCAGAAGAGGCGGGTGAGAAAGCCATATCAACAAACAGCTATGAGGTAATCGTCAACCGTTCTGAACGGTGGACATGGGACAAGGAAGCCTTGGAGAAAGCATTCTCGCAAGGTGAATTGCCCGATCACGTCAAGCGGTCGTTGACCGTAGACAAGCGGAAGTTCCTCAAACTTCCAACAAGCGAGCAGGAGAAGCTGAAATTTGCTCTCACTCGAAAGCTAGACAAACCAAAAGTGAGGGTAATACCACATGTTTAAATTTCCCAAGACGTCATCCATCACAAAGGATGGCCCTACTAAAGTCTTGCTCTATGCCCACCACGGATATGGCAAGACATACCAATGCCGCTTCTATCAGAAGAGATTTGGCAAAGGTCTAATTATCTCAGGCGAAAGCGGACTGAAGTCAGTCGAAGATGTCGACATCGACTACGTTCCTTTCTCGTCTTGGGATGGCAATCACGATCCAGAGGACGGTGTGTACTCATATCGTGGCATCTGTAAAATGATTGCAACAGAGGAGTTCCAGAAAGCAGGGTACAAATGGATTGCCATTGATAGCTTGACTGAACTTGCCGAGCGTTTGATTGAACACTTGGAAGTCGAACACAAGCACAACAGCAATGGCTTCCAACTTTGGGCCGACTACTCACGGATGATGATCGGAACCCTCAAGTGGATACGCGACCTCGACATGCACGTCTATGTCACCTGCCTTGCAGCAGAGGAACAAGACGCAAATGATGTGACCCAGTATTGGCCATTCGTAAAAGGCCAGAAGGTGTCAAAACAAATTCCTGCACTGTTCGACCACGTCTTGTGCGGCGTTCGCACAACCGAAAAGAACGATCAAGGGATGCCCAAGGTCTCACGATACGTCGTGACTGATGAGGCCAGTGGTTGGCACGGCAAAGTCCGTGACCCACGTCAACGTCTGAAGCCATACGAAAAGGTGGACGACGTAACAGAACTTCTATCTCGAATGTCTATGCCAGACGACGAGTGGGAGAAATATCAATCGGCTCAATCTGACAAAAAGACAGGAGATGAAAAATGAGTTGGAGTGGTTTTGGAGAACTAGACCTATCGAAGGTTGAACAGAGTGAAGGCTCACAGCGTCTGGCTGTTGGGAACTACACAGTAAAATGTACGTCAGCAAAAGTAGAAAGTTTTGGTGACAAGGAGCAGCACAAGCGTGTGGTTGCAGACTTCAAAGATGTTGATGGGTCTGGTGACATTCGTTTTAATTTCAACGTGCATCACACCAATGACCAGACGGTCGAGATTGGTTTGCGTCAGTTGAAATCTTTTCTGTTGGCAGGGGATCACCCAACGCCAGACAATCCATCAGACGTGACAACTTTGGTTGGTCTGTCGTGCGATGTGTATGTCGGCATGGGTAAGCCATGGAAGGGAACAGACGGGAACGAACGTCAGCAGACTGAGATTAAATCGTTCAAGCCATCAGGAGGTGGCGACAAAGAAGGCAAGTCAGGTGGAACTGCTAAGAAACTGGACGACGAAATCCCGTTTTAAATGCCATACAGAGGGGGGCAGCTTGCCCCTCTCTTAAATTATAAACATAGGGCGCGAAGCAGTGCAGGTTAAAACAGCAGAAGAAGTGGTCTTCGCAATCGACGAAGGTTACGACAATGACAAACGAGAAGAAAAAGCCAGAGAATACATTGGCGCGTCAATTATCGGACACGCCTGTGATGCCGCAATCGCTTTCAACTTGCGCGGATTTCCAAATGTTGAGCCAGACCCTCGCCTCAAGCGCATATTCCAGTTGGGCCACATCCTCGAAGACGAAGTCGTCAAAGACCTAAAGAGGAAGGCAGACATCCGCGTCTGGGAAGTCGACGGCCTTACAAACAGACAGCATACATACGAAGCGTGGGGTGGTCACATCGTCTGCCATATGGACGGCCACGTTGAGTTGGATGATGGCATCGTCCGCGTCTTGGAGATCAAGTCGATGAACGATGCAAGTTTCAACAAGTTTAAAAAGAATGGGGTGAAGTCATCTCACCCACAATATTTCGGACAGGTGCAGATGATGATGGGCATGTCCGATATGACGCAGACTTTGTTCATAGCCATCAACAAGAACAACTGCGACTATCATGCGGAGCTAGTAAATTATGACGAATTTGAGTTTGCTCACATCAAAGAGCGGATCGAAAGATCAATCCTTGGCAAGTCAAGAAAGATCAGCGACGACGGGACTGATTGGAGATGCAAGGGATGCTTCAAACGTGGCGTATGTTGGGAAGGTATGGACGTTCCAGTACGATGCGGAACATGTCGCTTTTCTTCCGCACACCCAAGTGGCGCTTGGCACTGTGACAAACACGATAAAGAAGCCAACGCACCGTGCGGCGACTACGAAGTATACGAGCCGCTGCCGAAGGAATAGCCGTATGAAGTTCAAGGATATATTAGAAGAGTTTACAAAGCTGTCTCAGAAAAGGTCTGCCATTCTGAAAGACGTCAATGACATGGAAGACGAAGTAATGAGTATTTCAGAACGCATTGTCGATCTGCAAGACGCGAACCCTCAGACGAGCGATGAGACCGTGAAAGCAAAGGACAAACGCAAGCGTGTCCGCAGTGACATCTCACAGCGCAAGCATGATGTTCGTTTGGTTGAGGCTGAGATTGATGCACTCAAGATGCGGTTCAAGTGGCTCGTAGATTATGAGGCAACCAATGAACAGGACTGAAGTTTTAGAGAAAGCTGGCGAGTATATTAACGGCCAACGCGCTCAAGATTATGGAGACGCACACGATAACTTCGACCGTATAGCGGAAGGGTGGAATATTATTCTTCGATCTGCGCTTACGACCCATGGCTACCTTTCCGCGCAACACGTTGCGCTTATGCTAGACTGGATGAAGACGTCCAGACTATTAAACTCTCTGGACCATTCTGATAGTTGGGTCGACAAATGTGGCTACAGCGCACTAGGTGGAGAGTTTATAACCAATGAGGCAGAACGTCAGTCCCGCCTCAATGAAGCTCTCGGAAAAACTAAATCCTGATTTGGAAGTGTGGCCCATCCGTGAAGGGAGTGCGGCCCTGCGACCTGCGTAGATCAACGTATTCGTTATACGCTTTCTTCATATCTCCATCGTACTCACACATGTCTGGGATGTGCCACGCGCTACCCCACTGCAACTTGATGCCGCCGACTTCTCTCATTGCTGAGATCAATGCGTCACCAATCTTGAAATAGTATGGCATTTCCCAGACGACGTCTGAGCCATCATAGGCCACGCAGTCTATAGCGTGAGACATCCCGTCTTTGGTGCGATCCCAATCCCAATCCCAATCAATCAGGTGGTAAGACTTCTTGGTTTTTGACCTACCCTTGCGGATGTTTTCCATCTGTTGTGCCAGTGTTCGAGTGCCACATGTGACACCGAAGTCAACCTCACAACGCTCAAGACCTTTGTGTGCTGCTTCTACCAGTGAGGGGTGGACGCCTTCCAGCATTCGCAAACTTCTTCCGCCAAATTTCCAACTCATAACTTGCTCCTTATTTTTTACCCATAAACATTTTGGTTCCACGAATGCCGACCGCTGCTAGGCAGACGACGTAAACTAGGTACTGATACCATTCGGGAAGTTCGTTCAGACGTTCGAAGCCCGTCTTGACGACGTCTTCAAAGCCTGGGACAAAACAAAGCACGACGGGAATGAGGACGATTACAGTTACAACCTCGTCTTTCCACGAGTTCTGCGTGCCTTCTGCCATGATCCGTTCCCAGTCAGCGACCGAGGTCTTTTCTGACAAGAGAATTTTCGCTTTCGCTTCTGCCTCAGTTAGCTTCAGCTTTGCTTCGGCTGCCTGCTTTGTTGTCTTTGCGTCTAGCCAACTGCCAGCCAGACTTGCGATAGGTCCGAGAATTGCTTGTATCATTTCTCATGTCCTAACCAGACGGCGAATGCACCTGTCATTGCGCCAGTAACTGTTGCGGTAAGGGCTGTGGCCTGCGATGTCATTGCGTCTGGCGGCAGGTCCATGAACCACCACAAGACTTCAATGTACATCCACGTCATCACTGCCATCATTATCCGTGGCAGAAGTTTCCACGCCAGTATTTTTTCCATAGCTATTGCCATTGAGTTGCTCCTTTGCATATTTGATGGCAGCCCTCTTGTCTCTTGAGATGACGACAATTCTTCCGCTACCGTCGTATATCCTCCACTTTCCTTTTCGTTCGTTTATCCACACCCATTACTTCCAACCGCTACTCCAGCTTGTCTGCCATGGGTTCTTCTTGCGTCTGCCGCCATCAGGTTCCCCTGCTAGGGTGTCGACAATGCCCTCTCGTGCGGCTCGAATGCCGCCAACAACTGGTATCCTTGTGGCCATTTCGCGTACTGCGCTGCGCTCTTTGGCATTGCTGTTGTCCCCGCCAACCATTGCGTCCTTGGCTCCAGCACCCACGTCTACCGCAGACATGAATGCACCGAAGGATGGGCCAGCTATCGTGGATGCGATGCGGATTTTACCGTATGCACCGTTGTCCACTTGAGTAACTGCGCTGTGCATGACGTCGCCGATAAGACCGAGGCCACCCATCATCATCATCCCTTCGACATACCAGCCAAGGAAGTCTTGCTCGTTGCCGTGGACTTTCTCGTCGTAGCCAAGAGCCTTGAGGATGTTGCGGCGGCGTAGCTCTGGGCTGCGCTCGTCGTCGCCACCACGCATCTGCACGATGTCTTTGGCTGCCAGCGCACCCATACCGAAGGCAGGTCCGAGAGTTGCAAAGTATGCCAGAGGTTTGACGTTGCCTTTCATAGCCTCGTCCACGACGTGCTTGCCAAGACGTGTCATCATCAGTGGGAATGACTTCAGTTGGAAGATCATCGAACCCCATGGTGTTTGCGCCCATAGCGGGATGTCGTTTGGATTTGGCTGGAAGATAGCTTCGTCTGCAAACTTTATGAGAGCTTGTCCCAAAGCTGGGTCACTGCCCATCAACTTGCGATCCCCAAGACTGATGCCCTTGTTCACACCACTTGGTAGGTAATCACCAAGGCCATATGTGTTGAGGAAGCGTGCTGCTGTCTTGTACTGAACAGGCTGCTCGCCGATTGGCAAACCTTCCTTGTAGTGCTTGCGAGCTTTGCGCTGCATTGTCTTCATCGCTTCGTAGCCAGTGGCACCTGCGATCTGACGGTTCATGTCAGTCCATGGTGTCAGCATTGTTGCGTTGAAGAATGCGTTGGTCAGCTTGCCATCAACCGCACCGTACATGTGAACCATGCGTTCGTGGACGATGTTCTCCATTGCGACGCCAGTATCGTGGATGAACTGTGCGTATTCTGGATCAGACTTCCACTTGTGTACGCCCTTCGCCCAGTCTGTGAATGAACCAGAGCGGATGATTGGTAGTACCAAGTCACCCAAAGACGTCAGGGTCGTGAAGCCAAGCAGTGTGACGCTGTTGAAGCTGCGCATTGCACGGCTGAAGTTCATCATGCCGCGAGAACCAGTGCCAGTTTGTGGCTTCTTCATAGCGACGCGCATAGAGTTTTCCATAAACTCGAAGTCACTTGGCTTCCAGTTTACCTTCTGACCTTTGTAGTCTGTCAGTGCGCCAATTATTGCGTCTGCACGACGCTTGTACGCCAGCGGGATTGTCCCGTCTGGGTCCATCGGAGCGATGGTCTCTAGCATTTTGCGAGCAGCGCCTGCACCATCGTCGTTACTGACGCGGATCAGGTTGTCCACAAACTCTGCGGCTTGTCCCTCTTTCCCTTCAAATGGCATACGCACGACGTCTGACAGAGTGGCGTACTCTGGGTATCCGCTCTCGCTGATGGCTCGGATGTCCTTACGGAAGTCCTTCGCTGTTGTCAGCAGGCGGATGATACCTTCACGACCTGCGTCTGCGGCCAGAATGTAGTCGTAGAATGCGTGGCTATTGATGCCCATCTGCTCCGCATGGTTGATGCGACGCGATGATCCTTCAAAGTATTTAACCAGCAATGCTTCGAGATCGTCCTCAAGGAACTTCTCTAGGCTATCCATTGCGGCAGGATACTTCTCTAGTTCGATGATACGACTGAAGTCTACGTTCTCAAACTTCGGATTGCGCGAGCCACCTTGGATCGGAACGAAGACACCATCTGCCCCGTCTTCAGCCAAAGTCGCAAACAGTCCATCCGCAAAATCAGCAGCCTGTTCGTCAGTATAATCGAGAATGCCATGCGCCGTTTTTTCCATTCGGAAATAGTCAGCCATTGAGGCAAGAAACTCTTGTTTGTTGTCACGAATTTTCTCCTTGTTCCAAACTTGTGGCAGGTAGTTGGGGCCACGGTCCCCGACGTACATACCTTTAGCGATCATCTCATCACGTTCGGCAGACAGAGCGTTTCTGATCTGGTTCCACACGGTACGTTCTTGATCTGAAAGGTTCTTCACATAGCGGGTTTCGTTGCCGTCTTTGTCGTATCCGCGACGCAAAGCCTTCACGATGCGCTGATAACTTTTTGGCTGCGCCTGTCCGACACTGCCTGATGCAGCACGCGCCCATGCTCGTACCTTGCCGTCTGCGTCTGGCAGCGCACGAAGCTGGTGGTGGATCGGGAAGTATTTAGATGCGAACTTCTGGTGCAGTGATGGGAAATTGTTCTTATACCAATCACCAACCCAGTGTGCGCCAAGGTCTTTCATCCGCTGTGACTGTGATTGCAGCCACCAGAATGGCGACGTCTTGCGCATTGCTTGCTCTTCTTTCACATCGAGCTTGCGACCACGGATCATAGACATAATCGCAGACGTCATCGGTGAGCTTACGCCGTCACCCTCCATAACCTCGCCAAGAGAAGCAGGGTTGACGTCAGACGTTCTGTTGATGGCGCGGTTCATAATCGCTTCAGTGACAGAGCCAGCAGTGCCGCGAGGCATAGCCTCAGAGGCACGGTAGAATAGACGGTCATCGAAGTCATCGAACTCGTCTGCGTCCACATGCTTGACGTTAGATGTCTCGAATACAGTCAGAGCTTCGTACTCGGTCATTGATGCTTCGTAAAACTCTCCGTTCGGCATCTGCTCTGTACCCTCAATGCCAAGGCTATTGCGGTGTGTGGAGCGAATGCCGTCGTAGCCGTTGTCGTCAAGGACTTCATTCAGCATGCGCTGACCTTCTTCCTTGCTGAAGCCACTTTCGGTGTAGAGTTGGACGATGCGTTGGTACATTTCCTCTCCGTCCAAGCGACGTGAAGACGTGTCACGAGCAAAGCTATCCAGAGCCGTTGGTCTGAATATTTGCATCATGTCGCCATGGTCGATGAATATCTTAGCCATTGGTGATGGGATGCCAGCTTGGTTTGGCTGATAGATCGTTCTGGTGCGGAAGTCCGCAGGGTTCATCACCCGCACAAATGTCGGGATAACCATTGGCTCGACCAGAAGACCACGCTCAATCAGGTAATCGTTAAGCTCCTGCTCTTCATCAACGAAGTAGTCGATGCGCTCTTTGATAAGGTCGCGCTTCTCTTTCTCTTGGTTGAACTGTGTGAACTCAGAGTATTTACGACGTGCTTTCGATAGAGCCAGACGTGTGTTGATGAGATCGCGAGCAGCGTCGACCATGTAGACCGATGTTTCCTCGTCAATCTTTTCTTCTTCAACCAGTCTATTTATTTGGCCCAGCAAGTTTTCGTATGTGGGCTTGCGAGAATAGACCTCAGACGCGACCGCAGCAGACCGTGTCAAGTAGACCCCTGGACCTTTTTGTCCGCGAGCAGACCCGCCAAGAATTACGTCTGGGTTCGTATTGCGCTTGAACGCCCAGCCGTTTGGTGTGCCGTGGTAAAACTCTAGGAATGTACCGCTGTTTGCGTCGTAGCTCATACCGTCGCCAACAAAGTTGCGTATCTTTGCCAGACGCGCAGATGGGCTATTGGCGATGTGGTCAGCCACAGCGTCCGCTGCGTAAGATGCGTTCAAGCCCTTTGTGCGGCGGATTACTGTAGCCAGTGGTGGCGTGGTGTTTGTCTGGAACATGTCACCGAACAAGAACAAGCGGCGATACTGCTGCTTGATGTCGTTGCGGCCAACCATTCCGTTCAAGACGTATGCGATATACTCGATCATCTTGTCCATCGCACGGCTGAATGAGTTGCGCATGCGAAGGTTGCCGATGTTGCCATCAAGTGCAGCTTCAAGGATGTCGCCCTTGGCCACACGCTCTGCCATGTAGTAGGCCAGACCTTCTGAGAACCACTCTTCTGCAAGCAGATCGTCTATGTTTTCTGTGCGGTCAGCATACTTGCCAGCATATGCTGTCTGAATGCGCTTCTTGGTGGTGTCATTTGCCAGTGTGTAGGCTTCGCGGATCGCTGCTATCTCGTCGTCTGCCAGAACACCAGAGCGCACCATGACGTGGCCAATCTCGTGCATCATATCGAACGGGTTTGCCTTGCCTTTGTTGAGGCCAATAGCCATGCGGCGTAGATCGCTGCGCAGCTTCTGGAACTCAGGAGCGCGGAAGTCTGCAAATGCAGCGTTACCCACTGTATTCGGATCAGTGTTTGCCAGACGCGCAAGGTCAGCAGATGTCATCACATTGGCTTCGCCAAGTGCTTTGCGTGACGTTTTACCCATCAGGTTTAGCATACGATATGCCATGGTGCGAGCGGTGTACTGAATTTCTGGATCACGGTGTGTGATGTAACCCAGTATTTCACGCACAGACGCCCGCGCTGCTGGTGGGATACCGTCGCTTTGTGCCAACCCGACGTTGTCGTCGATCTCTTTTTGGAGAATATCGCGCTTCAGAATGCGAGGCTGGATGATTTGCAAGCCTTCTTTTCTGCGACGCTTGTTAATCTGGCGACGCATCATCTCAGTGATCGCCATGTTTACAGTGTTCTGGTCGCCCGTTTCGAGGCCATTGAGGAATGTCGCCTCAAGCTCGTCGGACTTCATCGCCTTGATCTCTTTAGTGATACGAGCTTCTTTGTAGGCAGATGCTGGTTGTGATTTGACGCGGTGCATAAGCTCGAATGCGACCTGATCGCCACGCTCTGTGCCTTTGTGTTCGATGAACAGTGAGCGCAGTTCGTTAGGCTCTTTTGTCTTCAAGCTCTCTGCAAATGCTGGGTCAACGACGCGGCCAGACTTGGGGTTGCGTCTTGTACGTTTGGCTGCGGGCGTCTTAGTAACGGCTGCCGCTGCTGCATCCGCTGCTTTCTCGATGCGTTGCTTCTTCTTGGCAGCTTTCCGCTTGATTGGGTTTGGTCTTTCAGACGGCTCAACGTCTGTATCCAACTTCGGCGTTGCTGATGGTGGCAGGTCTCCGCTTTCAGCTTTCTTGTATGCCGCTTCCAGACGGGTCTCCATCATATCGAACAGTTTTTCGAGAGACGTATACTGCTTATTGATGGGCTGACCTTTCGGGCCAGCAGGGATGCCGTTGGACGGTTGGAACTTACCGTTGTAGCCATTGAAGTAGAAGTCACGCAGCATGTCTGCGGCTTCCGTAGGGTCATCGACGGCGGTCAAACCTTCGTCGATCATCCAGCGTGGCATTTCACCCTTGTCGTATGCGTCAAAGTCGAATGGTTTGCCTGACAGAATTTCACTGATGTCATCAATGCGCTGACGGATCATAGATCGCATTGGGATCAGAGGCATCAGAGTGCCAGTTGTACCGCGCTTCATTGCGATGTGTACGCGAGGTGCCAGTGTGAGTAGCGTTTCGACGATTGTTCTGGATGCGTTGACGATGCCTTCAGGGCTGTCATCGAAGATGGCATCCTTCAGGTCTTGTCGGTCCATCTTGATCTGTGCGTATCGACGGTTATAGGTCTTGCCCGCGTCCGTCTTGGCCACTGCGTCTTTACCCATCGCGAATGCACCGCTTTCCTCGTCTGGGAGGATTTTTGCAAACATCGGCTCTAGGTCAGGGTCGATCATCACGCCACCAAAGTAGCGGTCGAACACTGCTTGGATGTACTTTGTTACGCGACGCCAGTAGCTTTCAGACCCAGTTGCATAGCCCCGTATCTTGTTGGCCATGAAGACTTCGAACTGGTTGGCAAACAGTTCGGCTGGTGCCTCAAGCGCGTTGTTAAGGGGGACGCCCTTCTCGTCGACCTTCGGGACACTTGCGACCAGTAGATCAATGTCCAGCTTGCCATCGTCTGTGTAGTATTTGTCCATCGACTTCCAGAAGTCGGCGCGATCTTTGTGGGTCAGAATGTTGTAGTAAGCCCAGTGCGCCATCTCATGGTAAAAGGTCATCAGACGTGGGTTCGGATACACCTTGGTTGGTGTCTGCTTAACGCCAACACGCTGCGATACACCCAAATCGGTGACAGCAGTCATGCCATCTTCCCTTGGTACGCCGAACTCATACACGCCAGTCATAGTCGGGGTAGGTGTAGACGTGCCTAATTCAGGTGCGACGGCTCTGTCGCCGCCCATGCGTGTCAGGAACTCTCGTGCATGCTGTAACTCGTCGGTGCCGACACCAGCAAAGATTTCATCTAGTTTGCGCATCGCATCGGCACGTTTGGCGTTTGGAAGTTTAATGCCGTTTGGTGCAATGCGATCCATCACCTCGTTCAGTGATTTGATAGCTTCACCGATTGCACGGTGTTCGTTAAGGTTTCGCTGCCAGCGTGTGCTGTTGAGAGCCATCTCGTAATAAAGAAGGTCAGCGACAGTGACCTCGTCGATCTTCTTGATATGGTCTGTCTTTTTGCCTGCGTATAAGATTGCCGCTGTTTCTTTCTCGGTCAGCGTCGTGTCCGCTGTAAGCTCTATGAAACTTGCTTCGACTTGGGTCATCGGACGGCCAAGACTTGTTTCGTAGCCAGCTTCGTTTAGCGCTGCGTCTGGTGGGATGCCTTCCATTTCTGCGCGGGCATCGTCAGACGTTGCATTCCACAAGTCACGCAGTTTGCGCTGGTTGTTCGTGAAGCGGCTGCGGTCTGCATACTTTACTTCCC